TAACGTTCGCGATGCGTTCCAGTCGTCTGATAAATTTCGCTTGACAATACCGCTGCCGCTGCCTGCGCACTGTACCATACTTGACCGATTTCGATCGCGTCATTATCAATGTATGGCGGTCCGCCCGCTGCGCCGCGCGTTGTCGAAAAACTCGACCCTTCGGTGCCTTCCACGACTGCAATCGCGCCGCCCGCCGTCACCGTTACCGAATGTTTTTGATAATTGCTCACTGTGGGACGGTTGACCGTGACGTCTGTATCTGCCGCAACTGACGTCAAGGTTCCGGCGATATAGCAAGTCAGCGCTGCTGTATCGATCAAATTATTCGTTCCACTGACTGCCGGTATTATCGCGCCGCCAGATACCAAACCATTTGGCCGCACTACCGGGACGTGGCCGCTGCGCCCGCTCCAGAGCGTTGCAATCGATTTGAAATCCTTATAATCGGCCGCCGCGTTGGTAAGCAACTCGAAGTCGACCGGGGTTTGACCTGATTCGTAATATAATATTGCGTCTGATGCTGTTGGCATTTGATCACCTCTCTATTTACTGGTTGTATGGATCACCTAAATTGGTTTTGTATTTGATTTCGAAAGTGGCATAGACCGCGACCGAGTACTGTCCAGGTTCCGGATAATCCTCGATCCCGCCCTCAACATATTGTAACTGGTCCGCGTATCCACCATGAACAGCCGATAATGACCGATTTGTCATTCGTTTTATAATATCCCCTAACAGCAACTCGCCGACAACGGAGGGGTTTTTGCTAGTGTACTTGATAATCCCGTCGACTCTAAAACGCATCGCCAAATAGTGCCGCCCGGAAAGAGGTTCATTTTCTTCGGTCAGGGGCAAAACCGATAATGCCGGCATCTGATCTTGATCCGTGATAGGAATGCCGCGTCTGACAAGCCGCCCCGCGTCCGTGTTGTAACCGCTGGCCGTTCTGATATCTGCAAGCGCCGTTGTAATGCTGGCGATTATGCTTTCTCGAATGGTATCGCTCATAATTTTGACAACTCAAAATCCAATTCGTGACCCATTTGTTTTGTGATTCGGTTCTGCGCGTAATCAGTGACCGCGTTATAAGTTCTAGGTTTTGCGAATTCGTCTTCTATTCTAGGTCCTGTCAATCTATGAATCGGATATCGCTTTTTCCCAGCTCGACGAAATACTCCTCGAGGTTTTTCTCCCGATTTTTTTCTTACGATACCGGCCCTTGTGATGAACGCGCTTTTGATCAGAAACCGCCGGGATTTTTCTTTTAAAATTTTTCCGGTAACGCCTTTTTTTGTCTGCTTAGTGCCTGAGAAACTCAGTAGCCCTAAGGGTTTGCCCTTGGCCACCACTGAACCCGATAATTTTGACCAAGTCGCTTTATTGGTGGTCAAATTTTTATCAACTCGCTTTTGAGTCAGATTGTAATGCTTCACAATTTCTTTTTTCGTAGTCGATCTGACGCCCGTCAGTGTTTTATTAATCGAACGTGTCAAAACCTTTGGAGCCCCGTTTTTAACGCCGCCCAGCATTAAATTGACTTTAGCCAAATCCGCTTTGCTCAATTCAATTTTCATCGCGAATAATCACTCGGCCTAAAATATTACCGTCGTTTTCCGCCGGCGCCTCGATAGTGTACTTGTTCGAATCAATCGTAAAATATGCGCCTGGCTCAATCAAAGAATCTGCAATTTCAGATTTGAGATAAACAACAGTTTTTAGCTTGATATCTGCAACCGAGTTGTATCCGACCGGCTGCAGATCCTGCTCGCGCGCAACATATGCGCTGCACGTCACCGGATTGCCAACACGCGGCATAAACGTTGCGGACGTAAAAAATCGCGTCGCAATCGCTAACGCCGCGCGCTGCTCGATGGTATCAAGGGCCGTTGTCATATCGGCCAGTCTTCGGCGTCAAAAAAGCGCAAAAATTTTTCCTGAACTTCTTCTTGAACGTCTTCCGGCGCCGCTTTCAAATCGTCGATCGCTTCTTCAGTGACTAAAACGAAAAAGCCGTCGCGATTCATCCGGATCCATCGATCGCGATCCATCCAGAAATTATCGCCAATAATTTTGCCTTCTTCCTCCGCGATTTCTTCCGGCTGTTCGTTCACTTCCGCAATCGGCGCCGGCCTGCCATTGATCGACTTTAGCCCGATTAACAGGTCATAACGCCCGCGAGCTGCAAACGTTCTAACGCGCTTTCCGTCCTTCTTTTTGCAGTCGTCCATCCTCGCTTCGGTAAAAATCTGATAACCGATGCTTTCGAGGTAATTTATCGCCGATTTCTCCTGCTCGGATAGATGCCGGCGCAATTCATCAAACAACATAATTCACCCCTCTAATTCACCCCGTTTTTATAAGGGTTTTTAAGTATGCAAATTGCTGAACAGATACACACAAGCCGCCGAAATGTTGCTGACAACCGATCCACTGCTGTTCTTGCTCTGCATCAGCACTTCACCCACATTGTGCCGCACCCGGTAAACATCGCTTCGGCGTTCCTCATCGCGGTATTCCTCGACAATCGCGTTCTGCGGGCTGTCGGCAGTCCATAGAAAAGTGCGGCCCACGCAGGGCTGGCTGATATTCATGCTTGCATTCACCTTCACCAGCGCGGCGTACTCATCGTCCCAAATATCGGCGATGGTCGCGTCAAGCCCCTCCCCGGTGGAGTCATAAATCGCACCGCCGACCCAGACATCGGGAACCCCCAGCGCCTGAGCCAAGACCCTCGGGCCTATGTTCGAGATATCAATGCCGGGAAACGTGTACTTGATCCGGTCCACCACCTGATCGCTGTTTTTCGCCGAAACGTAATTGTTCCACGGCAGAATCAACGCATCGGGAAACATGCCGCATTGTTTTCTGAACGCGGAAATCGCGTCCGACACGTCATCGATCGGCGTGCAGGTCGCCGCCGTATCCCACTCAGTCGTGACAGCGTTGGCCGTGAAATTGCTGGAATTGAAAATCGTACCCGCAATCCGCTTTTCCTGGCCCCTGAGGATATAGTTCATGGCGCGCTCAGTAGCCACGTAATCCGCGGTGCCGGGGGCTTCCTGATCGAGAAGGGAGCGTTCGGAATCATCAACCAGTTCTTCCCAGCCGTGTTCTCCGGTGCTGTACTGGCCGCGTTCATACTCCCAGCTGCCCCGGTTGTAAGTTCCGCGCGGCCTCCGGTGCGTTTCCTCGATTTTGAGAAGCACTTCTTTCGGGATAACAGGGTAAACCCCCGCCTGTTCAATCGTCCGAAAAATCGGCATCACCTTCAGGCCGATATATCCCATCATAGCCGATTCAACGAATTCCATTACCGCCTGGCCTAAATCGGGCCGGTATATCGCTGATCCTTGTTTTGCTGTTGGCATTTTTTCACCTCATATTTGTAATTGAAATTAAGTTGTTTCCAGTTGCCCAATCTCGATAATCAGATCTCGATGATTAGGCGGTCAGCGCCTTTCTGGTATACTCGAGCCATACGCCGAAAACGATCACATCGTCAGTTCCCAGCGTTCCGTCAGTCGGCTGGAGCGTCAAATTGAGGACACATGGAGCCGCCGCGACATTGGCCGCCGCCAGCGTCAGAGTTTCTTCCTGACAGGTCTTGGATGTGGCATTTCCTGTCATGGCAGAAGAAGTGCCGCCGAAATCCGTGTCAGCATCATAGAGCGCGCCATCGGAATTGTTAAAAGCCTCAATCGTCCACGTCACCGCATCCCCAACCGTTGCACCCACCTTTGCCGCCAGGACGTGGACCACCACGTCCGCCGTGGCATCCAGATCATTCGGGATCACGACACTGGTCGCGATCGGATCGGGGTTGGCATGATTGTTCCACCGGATACCGAACCCCTCGTCACCGGCATGCCATCCGGGGGTCGCGCTGGCACCGTCCGCGAAATCCGCAAGCGCGGTTCCGTCCTGCTCAGTCCACGCCCCCATGGGGATTTGAATATGGGCCTGTGCGCTCAAAATGTGCTGATAAATTTCGGCCAGAGCCGCCTCGACAGTCGTAGTGGCAGTAAAGCCTCCAGCATCCGCGATTGAAACCGTGGCCGCCGTGGTGGACTTCACTGACCAGCACATTACCGGAATATGCTCGTTGTCTGCCGCCGCCGCCTTCATCGCGATGCCCTGCGCCGATCCGCTCGAAGCGTCCGACAGCTTTCCATCAGCAGCCCCGTAAAGAACGGTCCCGATGGCAATCGCGGAATTGATATCGACCTCGACTTCCCTCAACCCCGGCTGGCTCAACGGAACGATGGTCAGTTTGTCACCGCTTGCGGCAGAAAATTCGGTGATCCCGATGTAATCCTCCCCGGCATCCGCGTATACGACGACCGGATAAGCAGCCGTAGCAGATGCCGATGTGTCAATTTTTACCCTGCGCTTGGCTTCCAGCGCTTCACCCGCTTGCGCGGTAAAAGGTCCGATTGTTTCCATGATATTTGCTCCCGTTTAGAGTTTAGAAATTAAAAAAAATCACTGTGACGAATACCGGCTTTTTTTATCCCGCGTTCACCTTGCGGATGTATTTTTGCCTGAGGTCAGGGTTTTTAAGATTCACCTGACGCATGGCCTCGAATTTGCTGCACTTGTGTTCGGCCTGATACCTCTCGACAGCCTCCATGTAGCCCCCGTCACCGGTCGACCCTTGATCATTGCCGTCAAAGCCGGGATTCTCGGCTCCCGCCCCCTTGATAGCATCGAGCATATCACCCTTGGCTTTTTCGACACCTTTCGCCTCGCCTTCCGGTTCGGCATCGCCAGATTGGGAACCATGCGAAAAATTGATTTCCTGGATGGCCTTGAACTGCTCGACAGAAATTCCGGAGTCGACCACCGCGCGGAATTTTCCCCCCTTTTCTTCGCCGAACTGCACATCTGCCAGCCCGAGTATCCGCTGGCGTTCGGTTTCCCTTGCCTCAGATACCGGGGTATCGAGATCGACACCGGCCTTCGCTTTTTCCTCAATCTGTTTTACCAGATCGGGATATTCTGCCCTTAATTCCTCGATTGTCTTTTCCATTGTGATAATTCTCCCATTTTTTTTTGATGCGGCTCCGGCCATATCCTGAGCCATCGACACCGCTGATTTGAAATCACCGATTTTGTCGATCAGACCGGCATCCACCGCCAACTGCCCGATAAAAACCCGCCCGTCAGCCATGTTGGCCAGCACGTCGCTTTCTTCGACATCGCGGTTTCTGGCGACCGTATCGACAAAAATCGAATAGAGATAATCAAGTTCCATCTGAAACGTTTCCTTGGCAAGCTCGGTCAGCGGCTGGTCGGGGTTCCCCAGCGCCTTGTACTTTCCAGCGGTCAAATAAGTGACCAGAATTCCAGCTTTTTCATTCCAGCGGCTCCAGTCTTCATGCACCATCAAAACGCCAATGGAACCCGCACCGGACGTTTTACCGGACACGATTTCATCGGCAGAACTTCCCAGCCAGTAAGCCGCGCTCATCATCTGCCCGTCATTGTAAGCGACAATCGGCTTTTTGCCCCTCGAATTAAAAATCAGATCCCCCGTTTCCTCGACACCATTCACCACCCCGCCTGGAGAATCGATTCTCAAAACGATGGATTCGACCCCGCTGTCTTCCAGCGCCTCCCGCATGGCCCGCCGCACGAACGCGTAAGAAGTGCCGCCGAATAGAAAAGAGAAAAAAGAGGCCCGCTTCATAATCGGCCCGTTGATGGGAATCACAGCAGTTGAACCTTCCATCAAATAAAAATCAGACCCCGAATCCTTCGGTTTGAAGTTTATCGCCGCCGCCGAAAGGCTTTCCTTGCTGTAATCCCGGCTCAGCCTCGAAAACATTTCCTCGAACGCGGACGGCAAAATGAACCACCCCTTGCCGCGCGAAAATTCGTTTACGCTAAGATTCATCGTCATTGTCTCCATCATCGCCGCCCGTGCCACCGGATGACTGTTCTTCCGTTTTCAGCCCCCTGGAATCGAGGTCTGTTTCTTCTTCCTCGATCTGCTCAACCTCGGCATCGTAATCGTAACCGCGTTCGAGCGCTATTTTTCTACGGCTTTTGATCCTCATTTCGTGCTCGATCTTATCGGCCTGAATTTCCTTCACCGGCTCGATCTGGCCCTTCGGCGGTCCGATCCAATCAGCCGATGTGATCTTCCACATTCTGCCGTAAAAATCACCGGAATCAAAATCACCGCGCAAGTACGCTTCTTCGATCAGCATCCGGTAAGGTATCTGGCAAAAACCGTGTCCGAACCACTGCCGCCTCGACTTGAACACCCGCCACGCTTCGAGCATCGCCGAACGGTACGAGGCATAATTCATGCCCGCGAAATCCTTCATCAATACCGGGTGGGGTATGCCAACCGACATGGCGATTGATTTTTCTATGATCCGGATAAACGCCTCGAAGGTCGCCCCCGGCCTTGTCGGGTTCGCGAAATGCGGCTTTTCCCCCTTGTTGAGGTAAGAAATCGTACCGGGGATCAGTTCTTCGTAGCGCCTTTCCACCGCGTTTCCGTCAGCGTCATATTCCGTTCCGGTCAAGCTGGCCATGTTCGCGGAAGGATAATCCGGTTCCACGTCCTCGATCTCCACGAACATCGAAAAAGCGGCCGTGACAATGTTAGACACCAGCTCGGCGTCGAGGTAATCGTTCAGATCTCGGAAAACCTTTATGGCCGGCGCGAACCACGGAACCCCCCGCAACTGCTCGGAAGAGTTCGAATAGAACAGATGTATCGCGTTAACCCTGTGGCCGACACGGGCGGGGATCCTTACAAAATTTTTAGAAACGTCAGGCAA